GAACAAGGTTGAAGAGCACAACGAGGAGCACGGCGAGGATGAAGGAAAGCGTGTCACGTATAGGATGCTCAAGGCTGTGTACAGGCGTGGCGCGGGTGCGTACTCTGATTCACACAGAGAGGGCATGACTCGACAGCAGTGGAGTTACGCTCGTGTGAATGCGTTCCTCTACCTCGTGCGGAATGGGAATCCTGAAAACGACAACTATACACAGGATAACGACCTGCTCCCAGAAGAGCATCCAAAGTACAGTGGTTCCGAGGACAACGCACTGTACGGGTCGAGAGCGACCTTGCACGAATACGATTACACGCTTGACGCACCAGAGTTCGAGTTCGCTGAACTTGCATCTTACGATGAACTAGACGTGGTGTACTCGAACTGGAGTCAGGCGGTGAACATGACAGCCTCTGAACTACGAGAGTGGTCAGAGAATCCGTGCTCGCGAGAAGCGTCCATTGACCCGGTTGCAGTAATCAAACGAAACCTGCGTCTACTTGAGAAAGACAAGGACGAGTGGGAAAGAGACGATATCAGCGATGCAAAGAGAACTGTTTCTTTCATCGCACGTATGCGAGGAGCAAAACCCGGTCAACCAAGAGATGGACCTCACGGGTGCCCGAGCAAGTGGGCGATTAGTCTGATGAACTGGTCTCACAACCCGTTCGACTCATTACCAGAGGTGCCAGACGATAAGGAACTTGACAATGTTGAGGCAGTAGAACTCATGGAATATGAAATGCACGAGGTCGAGTATAGTGGTGTAACTGAAGAACCGTGGGAACCCGTGTCGATGGATGACTTCGAAACGGATGACCTTGAAGAGATTTCGAAACACTTTATAGTATCTGCATCTGGATTCCCACCAGAAAGATACCGAGATTTGAAGATGCCTGTGGTCTTCCCTGATGGAAGGCTCAGTCTGAATGCACTTCAGTCTATCAAAGGAGGCTCGTCGCCTTCTGCTGCTGAGGGTCTTGAGACCGGCATCGCCCAATCTCTCGGTGAGTATATAAACAGTCTTGCGGCAGACGAGTTTGAGAAGAATTGGGGCATGGAAGGTGAAGAAGAAGCGATGTACAATAGCAACATGATGCGAAAGGGCGGTGATGAATCTCATATGTATCCAAACCGGATGGATGCAATGATGGTTGCGCGTAGTATGGGTCTGAGTGGTGTACACCGGATGGGCAATATGTTCATGCCTGGTAAGGACCACCAGTCCTATATCGACGCAGTATCGAACATGGCATATATGTACGGCGACGATGAGGACGAGGAGTCCCAGATGGGATACTCGGATTCTCTGATGGAGTACGATATGCACGAACCAACGTACGATGGGACGACCGAGGCAGACTGGAATGCGCCGACGTTGGAGGATATCATGATGGCGTACGGGTACGATGAGGATTACGACTCCTACGATGCGCTTCCCGATGATGCAAAGGAGACCATCGGCGGTCACTTCATGATTTCTGCGTCAGGGTTCCCTGCGGAGAACTTCGGTGACTACAAGTTGCCAGTTGTTGGACTCGAAGGTGAACTGAGCCTGAATGCACTGAATGCGGTCAAGGGTGGCCGTGGTGTCAGTGCTGTCAAGGGTCTCAACAGTGAGATGGAAAATACCATCGTCGAGATGGTGAACGACCTGGCGAACATGGAGTTCGACAAGGATTACAGCATGGAAGATGAAATGGGTGTCGTCAGACCTACCACAATTGACGGGGTGACTGTCCTCACCAGCGATGACCTTCGGCCACGACATAAGACCGGGGAGAGCGAGATGGACTCTACACATAATAACATGACTAATGTAAGTGATGAACTTCAGGCTCGACTTGACGAACTTGAGGCTCCTGTGGCGATGGAGCAGGGCGCTTTCGAGGAGTTGCAGGAGAAGGCCGAGAAGTACGATGATATTTCGGAGGATATCTCCGACCTACGAGCGCGTACAGATGTTCTCGATGAGGTTAACCGAGAACTCGTTGAGGAGCTGAGTCAGGCTGATGAGCCGATGGTCATTGAGTCTACTCGCTACGAGGCGCTCTCGTCTGAGACCGAACAGGTGAAACAAGTATACGCAGACCGACTCGAAGACGAACTGTCTGTATTTAGTGCTGATGAGTTGATGGAGAAGTTTACCATCGAGGAACTCAGCGCGAAGTACGATGATGCGTTCGGTGAGTTCGAGGAGGAGCTGTCCCCTGACCCGAAGGGGACGGACGCTGACGAGGAGGAGTTGGAGCAGCGAGCATCCGAGGAGGAGAAGTCCGAGGAGGAGTTGTCCCGCGAGGACGAGATTGCTGCAAAGCAGGAAGACATTCGTCAGAAGATTCTTAGCAGATAATAATTGATTTAAAATGGCAGGACTTCAAGACACGCCAGACGGTGGGGAGACCCGGCGTCACGGCAATACGGTAGGTGTACCGCACGGTGAGACAGATGGAACAGAACTAGAGAATGCAGCCATCCAGCCCGGCGATGTTGTGGGTATCGATGGTAGTGGAACGCTCGCGCTAGCTGACTCGGATGCTGGTGTCGAGATTCTGGGTGTTCTCATCAATTACAGCGTCTTCGGTGCGTCGAACCGAGGCGCTCAGATTGACGGAGACGTTGACGCGACTGTCGGCGTTCAGGGAACGTATCGGGCAAAGGCCAACTCGGGGGACCTCAGTGCGGGCGAACTCGCTGGTGCCCCTGACAGCAGCGCTGTGGGCGAGAACGCAGGACAGCTGACTTCGGGTTCCGACATTCGCGTTGTGGAAGTGGACGGAACGCCGTCAGGTTTCGATGCTGTCGAAATCGTACTTTAGATTAGGTGATTTAAAATGAGTTTAAAAACAAACGACGTTATAACGGAGGATTTCGTTCGTGATACTGTAGAAGAGGTAATCGAGGAGAATCTTGTCTACCGACAAGCCTTCCGAGAGATTAGCGCAACGGGGATTCAGTCCAACTCGTACACGTTCAACATCGACGCTGACGACATGGGAGAGCCCTCCGTCGTCGCCGAGGGTGAGGAGTTCGAGCGTGACCAGAGTAACGTTGACCAAGTAACCGTAACCTTCAAGAAGTACGGTGGCGAGGTTGCCATCACGATGGAGGCTATGGAGGACGGCATGATTGACTTCAAGGCGCGAGAGGTAGAGGACCTTGCGCGAGCGATGGCCGAGAAGTTGAACGACGAGGCGTTCGAGGAGCTGAACGCGAACGTTGACTCGACTGTTGGTGACAACGACGACGTTCTCACCTTCAGTGACATTCGTGACGGCATGGTTGCTGTTCGACAGAACTCGTATATGCCAGACCTTCTCATCGTAGACCTTGATGGCTACGGCGACCTGCTCACTGATGCGAACTTCAACCGAGCCACCGAGCGTGGTGACGAGGTTGTTCGTACGGGTCAGGTGGGCGAGATTGCTGGGATGCGTGTTGTCGTTGACAGCACCAACGAGATTGCTGACGGTAACGGCGCGTTCGTTATCGACAGCGACCGATACGGCTACGAGCTAACCCGCACTCCAGTCAGCACGAACGAGTACGAGGACCCGGAGCGGCAGGCTGACATTATGCAGATTTTCACCCGCAAATCGTGGAAGGCTATCTTCACCGAGGCGGCTGTGAAGGTTGACGCATAAAACGGCAAACTATTTAACGTAACTGAATAGTTTACTACTCGACACTCTACAACATATTGGATTATGACATATTCACCACAGTACGTATCTATACAAAGTATCCCGATTCAGGTGCCGGACGATTACACTGACGAGGATAAGATAGATGCACTGGAATATGCAGAGTCCACACTAGAGGTCGAACTGAACGAAGGCGAAGAAATTCCACAAGACCAGGTTATAACCATGATGGAGGCTGCTGTGAAGCAACTGGCGACGTGTCAGTTGGTGAGGAGTGCAACGCATCCAGATGATGTTACACTTGGTGATATAGAGGACGCTGGTGATACGAAGATATCGTACGCCGATTCGTTCTGTGATGCGTACGATGATACGGTTGACCGAATCATACGTTCAGGTATACTCGAAGACAAGGATGAAGGGCAGTCAAACGCTCCGTTCACGTTCACTACAGGTATAGAATAATGGCACGTGATACGTTTAACGTACAGCAGTTTGATGGCATACCATCATTCCTTATGGACATTAGACAGTTCAACGTCAAAGAGGAGATAAGCGAGGCGTTGCACGAGACGTTGGAAGAGGAGTTTATACCCTTTATCTGTGATAAGGTTAAAAGTCGTGGACTGGTTGGAGGACCGATAGACCGTGGCGAAGGGTTGCGTCTCTCAGACGAGGATGCATGGCGTGTATTCAGACAAAGGAATATGCGATTCATGATTTCAGTTGCTCCGCCTACAGCAGAGCGCGCGTGGTATCTTGAGTACGGCACAACGGGTCCAATAACTTCTAACGGAGCATATCCGATGAAGTTCCAGACAAATGTGTCTGTACCGTCAGAAGGTGCAAGCCCCGGAGACACTATATATAGATACACTGTCAGAGGTGTAAAGGCATATGGGTTTTTCCGAGCGGCGATAAATGAGTTTGACACTGTTCCACGAGTCGAGGAAAGGCTTGGGCGCGAAGTTAATGACAGAATAAAGAGCGCATTGAACATCAAGTAATGGCTGTACCAACCGAAATACTTCAGTCTATCGTGACTGCATTAGAAGATTCAGATGCGATGCCTGATGGTGTTTCGTACTTACAGCAGCGGCGTGATGGTGATGGGCTCGATGCAGATGTACCGCTACCGGTTGTGCAACTGAACATTCCAGTTGCCACCTCGATAACTGAATTCAACAGCGATACTGTTGGGTTTGTGACTGACGATGAGGGTAATAACATCGGTCGCGTGTATCATTCTGAGTACGAACTCACTGTACAGGCCGATATAATCACAGTGGATGAGCTCTCTAACGAAGACCATCATATAGAGTCTCTCATAGAGTCACTCCGTACAGCATTGTACGAGTACGACTCTGCTGGTCCTGCGGAGGAACTACATGAGGATATCTGGCGGTTTCAACTCGGTACAGGAGAGCGCGGGGATGAACTCAACAATACACCGACTGTCAGAAGGTGGGTGCAAGATATCGAGTGTTGGTCGTACGAGGAGTTCAGAACCACGGAGGACACAATCACAGGTGTCGTTCTTCCAGAAGATGATGAGATTGTGCAATAATGCAATATGTGGAGATTTGTCGAGTAGTAACATGAGTAACAACAAGACGGTGATTAAGACATGACAGTATATGGAGGATACCCCGGTGTACAGATTCAGACAGCCGGTGGTGGGATTACAGCAATCGAAGTTGGCTCCGAAGAGAAGGTAGTAATCTTTGGACGCGGAGCTGGCGGAAGTGCGAACCTCAATGACCCAACCCAGATTCAGTCTCGAAGGCAAGCAGACACGTTGTTTGGAGAGGATTCTGAACTTTCCACAGCGATGAAACTTGCGTTGGCGAATGGTGCGAACATTTCGTTCCTATTCGGCGTTCGAGTAGAGGAGAGTGGTGCGGGTAGCGACATTGATACAGAGCAAGACACGCCAACAGAGACGTTCTCTGGTGCGGCGAGTGGTGTGCTTGCAGACGCACCAATTGCTGAAGAGTCCGACCGCCTGGCTGTTCGAGATACTGTTGATGCTGTTGACCTGAGCGTAAGATTGGTTTACGATGATACGGTTGCAGCACCGGCAGGACCAGATGAGATTAATATCAATCCACTCACAGGAGAGTGGACAGCAGATGCGTCGAGTGATTATGACTTCTTCTACAACTACTTGGAGTGGGAGGACGCACTCGACGCAGCAGACGGAACGGTTGAAGAAGAGGAGACAGGGCTGTACGTTACGCTCACAGAATCCGAGTCGGTTGCGGCGACACTATCTGGAAAGACGACCGAACTTCGGGACGATTTCCAGCTGGTGAACGGAATCTCTGGAGCGCAGCCTAACAGCACTGAGTCCAAGCGAGATGGTCGTGAGTACGCAGGATTCGATGCAGCGGCATACGAGGATTCTGTTGACAATGACACGATGTTCCTCGTGGCACCTGTCCGAGCAGAGAACAGTCTTGAGACCGTTCTCGGTTCGGTTGGCGGATTGTTCGGTGGCTCTCCGATAAACGAGCCTATCTACAATGACACCATCAACACAGGTGCTCGGAGCCTCGAAGAGCAGTTCACGAGGACCGATGCAGGAAACATTCGTGACGAGAACGTAATCCCGCTTCGAGAAGCAGGCTCTATTCGAGTAAAGGACAACCAGTCCACGAGTACTGAGACTGACTTCGAGCGTGACTTCTGGCGCCGTCGGATTGTTGACAGAGCGATTCTTATCGCCAAGGCTATCGGTGATAACACTGTCGGTCGGATAAATGATGAGGAGACGAGGCGGAGGGCACAGAATGCTATCTCAGCCCAACTTCAGGGACTTGCTGATGACAGACTCATCGAACCAAACCGTGATGGGGAAGAGAACTTCTTTGTCGAAGTGTTCGAATCGTTAGACAACCCCGATGAAGTCGCGATTGGCATTGGAATCACGCCCATTGGTATCGTGAAGCGTGTTGACACGACAATAACAATCAACACATAATACTAATATGGTA